GTCGACTTCTCGAAGTTGAGCCCGGATCCGTTTAAGCCCGATGAGAATGTTCGTCGATCCATGTCAAACTACATGGTCTTCGACATTCCCTCTGACGGCTTTTCGAATGCGGAAGCTCTCGCCGTGTATCAGGGCTTCAAAACCCTGATCACAGCATCTTCGGACGCGTTGGTCACTAAGCTTCTTGGCGGCGAGTCCTAACAGACTCTCTGCCTTTGCTTTGTCCCAACGGTCGCCATAATGCTTGATGATGATGTCCCCGAAAGGAGCCATCACCACAGCCGTGTCGATCGTCGCCATGTTGGCTACGGTCGTCGGCACACTGACCCGCCTCAGGTAACCATGAGCAAAAAGCTCCTGGTTATCCTCTTGGCTGTTGTCAATGTAGCTTATTTGGCAGGAGATGCCTTTCTGTCCGCAATTCACAACTGCGGGCATTGAGGAAAACGTGGTCTTCTTCAACGTTCAAATCAATGAACGTCCTGACGGACGCTTCATTGTGATGTATCTCTTCATTCCTGAGGCCAAAAACCTCAGTCCTGCAGAGTATACAAATGTGAAGAGATTTCTTTCAGAAGCTAATAACCTCTGGAAGCTCTCAACACATTCGTTTGGTGAAGACGGCACCACGACATAGGCTATGGAATAGCCCACCCCCTAGCGATAGGAGGGGACTATGAAAAGCCTGATGTCACTCTGGTCTGTGACAGCCAATGAATTGGCTGTCAGATGCTGCACTAGCGCCACTCTCGACATAAGAACTGTCGGGAGACGCGTCGAACACGAGGGGTTGTCGTTTCTTGCGATAACCCTGGCGAACTATGGAAAAGCTATCGAAAAATGGCTTGACCAAGGTTTCGTCGTCCCTTCGGACTGTCCTTCTTTCAAGAAGGACCGCCTTAGTGGTCTCCCCGTATTTCTACGAGGTTTCCTTGGACGTGTGTTCCACGCTCATAGCGGTGTGCTGCTGGATGATCCAGACATTGAAGCAATCTATGCTCTTCGCCAGCTTACGCTGGGGTTTAGCAAGATCGCTCTCCCTCAAGAAGGTCCTGGCGGACCTTCTACGGGTGTGGTAACACCCCGTCGTGAGAGACGAGCAATGGCTGGTTTTGTCCAGTGTGAGCAGGATATCCGGAGATCTGACAAGCTGCTTGATCCTCAGTTTCTTGCTGAGTTCAAAAGTATGTCAGAATTGCTTTTCGGCGGAATGTTTGCCAAAGTAGACAGAGATGTCTACTGGCAGAGACTCCTTCCGAAGCATGGTCCGGGCGCTGTCGCTGATCGACTTAGCAGTAATGCTAAGTTCAGGATGCGTACCTGGACCTCTCGCCTTCAGCGAATTATGCCTGCTGAGGGCGTCCTTGTTCCAAATAGTCATTTCCATGACGAATTGGATCAGGAGATAGATATCCTCGAACCTGGAGCTGAGATACCCGTTAGGGTAATACCAGTTCCTAAGACGTTGAAATCACCACGTATTATCGCGATAGAGCCTGCTGCCATGCAATATGTGCAACAAGCTCTTCTCGCTTCAATACGTGATGCGATCAATGAGGATGACTTCCTCAATCGCATTGTCGGGCTCGATGACCAGACGCCTAATCAGCGCCTTGCCATGGAAGGGTCACTCAGCGGTGACCTTGCTACGCTAGATCTTAGCGAAGCTTCCGACCGTGTTTCTTATCAGCATGTACGGGCGATGATCGAAGACTACCCTGATTTGCTTCAGGCTGTCGACGCTTGTCGTTCCCGGAAGGCTGACGTACCTGGTCACGGAGTTATCCGTTTGGCCAAGTTCGCGTCTATGGGTTCAGCCCTCTGCTTCCCATTTGAGGCCATGGTCTTTTCGACCTTGATCTACTTGGGGATACAAAGAGAGCTCGGTACACCATTGACTCGGAAAGACCTTAAGGGTCTTTCCGGGAGGGTGCGTGTCTTTGGAGACGATTTGATCGTTCCCAAAGAATATGTGCTATCCGTCGTTGACGAACTACACCTTTTCGGGTATGTAGTTAACGCCAGCAAGTCCTTCTGGACCGGAAGGTTCAGAGAGTCTTGCGGCAAGGAGTATTTTGACGGTCATGACGTTTCCATTGTCAAGATTCGTCAACAACTCCCTGCACGACGGACAGATGCTGATGGGGTTATAGCTGCTTTCGCTCTACGTAACCAGCTTTATTGGGCTGGTTTGTGGAAGTCGGCAGCTTGGATGGATGATTACCTGAAGCGCGTCGTTAAACACGTGCCTAACGTAGCATCCACCTCCCCTTTGCAAGGCAGGGAATCTGCTCTCGGCTGGAAGGCCGAGCGCATTCACCCCGATTACCACAGCCCCCTAGTCAGGGGCTACTATGTGGTAGCCAAACCTCC